GTTAAAGCACTTACCAGAGGATTCCAATCCTTATAATCTATTGAGGATCTTATTGAATAAGAGAAGTACTGATAATAATCATTATCATGAACTCTTTGGAATGCATAATTAAGTTTTCCAGTATCTCTTAAGAAACCTTTTTTAGTAATACTATTGGACGATATCAAATATTTTCCAGATATTCCATCAACACTAGAAATTAATCCTTGGTTCTGTGATGATTGTCCAATGATGAGATCATCAACCTTAAATGGAATTTTAGATCTAACTCTCAAATATTCGTTTCTAAAATCATAGAACTGAACTACTCCTCTATTATCATCTTGAGCAACAATAATTTCTCCAGATCTAAATGAGTCTTTTGCAAGATCAATATCAAATTGTGGGAAGTATGATTCTGGTGTAACTGTTCCAAATGAATCAAAACTATCAAAATTACCTGGAACTTGACCTGGTTTTAAATAATCCTGTAAGTTATACGTAATAGTTGGAGTCTCCCCACCAATATTTGGATCTATGGCGGTCAAAGTAAATAATGCATATCCAAAGTCTGATGAGTTGTATCCAGTTCCATTGACAGTTGCGTCAATATTGGTGTTCTCTACAATAACCTTATCACCAACTTTGAATGGATAATCTTCTGCTGTTGTGAATGTGACGGCAAATCCAATAGTAACATTATAGTTACCAGGATCGTATGTAATATCATCAATTCTTATACCATTTGGATTATTGATTGGTAGAATTTTTGGAGTAATGTTATACAAACCTGTTGTATTTCTTACAATGGTTACTTCAGTATCTCCAATATCATATTTGAGAGATGCTTCGGTGTTAACTCTTCCAGTAAAACCATCAAGAACAACTAATTGTGGTGGAACAAAATAATTGATACCAGGGTTTACAATTTTAATTTGACTAAATTTAGAAAGTGGTTCAATCTTGTATGTGTATGGGAACTGTGCTGCTGGATTTAACGTTTTGTCTGAGGGATAGTCAAAACCAATATCAGTTAACACTACCTCATCAACTTGACCAAGATTGGTACTTGCTGGTAAGAAAATTGCTCCTGTTCCACCAATACTGACAATTTCAGCAATGTTTGGAAGTTTTCTGTAATTTCTTCCTATAGAATCCAGAGAAACTTTTGCAACTGGTCCAATTGCACTTAAAGATGTTGTTGTATATGACAACAATGCTTCATTATTTGGATATAAAATTTTCTCTGGAGTATCTAAGAGTGGATAATTAAATGTTGCGCTAGTTACTCCAGTTACATTTGCTTTGAGATTAAATTTACTGTAAGAAACACTCAATTTATTTGGATTCTTTATATTAAAATTATCCGATATAATTTCTAGTTTTGATGCTGCTGCACCATTATATCTAATTGGTTCTAAGTTATAATACAATGTAGTTGGGACGTTCTCATCAATAATTAATTCTAACTTTGCTCCTGGTTCTCCAATAGTTCCGCTTGTTTTTACGTTAAAATCTCCAGTATTTTCTTCTGTAGTAAAAAATTCATCACTAAAGTTTTCATCAGTATAAAGGAAGAAGTTAAATGCTGGCAAGGAATTTGCTGCTAATGTTTGATCCGATAAATCAAATATGACGGTAGAATTTCTATAGCAGAATATTTCAGGATTTACTTCACTAATAAATCCTAAAGATTGAGTTTCGATATCGATTATTTGAACACTCTCATTAGAGGTAATTACATCATAATAATAATCCGATAAAGAAATTGTATTGTCATCTAAAACAATAACATAGTAAATCTGTGCATTGGTTAAACCAACAGATGGTGATGGTGAATTATAGATTACTTTTGCACCATTTTTAAATCCGTGGTTTGGAATTGTAATTGAATTTCTATCAATGTCAACATCAGAATCAATAAATGATTTTTGGTTTATAACCATTCTTCTGTTCAAATCATCATAAGCAACAGTAACAGTTGTTTGAATTCCACTAACAGCATTAAATACGATCTGATCACCTTCTGTTAATCCATGATTTATTTTGGTAGTAACCTTAGCATACTTTTTATAAACATCGCCAACAATAGTTGAAGTTTTGTTAGTATTAAAACTATGTATTTCACCAGTTCCATAGTCAACTAGATCATAGATCAGTAATCCTTCTGATCCAACGCCAACAAACTGTCCAGTGCTTCCAACTCCAACTTGTTGAGTTGAGATTCCAATAAAATCAGCATCATATACTGCAGCATATAACTTTGTACCATCTTCCAAGGGGAATTGTGTGGTCCCTGTGGATACTTTTACCCCAGTAAATCCAGATCCAACATTGTAAGTTAATAAATCACCTGTTTTGAATCCATGAGATGGTAAATAGAATGAATGAATTGTTGATTTTATAAGTTCTTTTTGAGTCACTCCAGGATTACTCAAAGACAATAATCCAGATACATCCGCAGATCTTGACAATGCAGAACCATTAGTCTCATAAAGAGTTGATCTTAAAGTTCCAGTTTCTATTTGAGCACCCCAAACATAGAATGTTGGTGATGTATTTGATGTCAGTGTTTGTGGACCGTATGTACCAATTTTTAATGTGTGACTACCAGAACCAGTAAATGCTTGGAAAGAATATCTTCTCCAAAATCTTGTTAGGGTAACTTTTGAACTATAATATGCCAATCCATCATCAACTATAATATAAACTTCTTCACCACCAGCATTTCCCTTTAAAAATACTGATATTGTATGATTTGTTGCTGAAAGAGATGTTGAAGAATACTCAATTCCAAAACCGTCTCCTGTGCCCGTTGTTGATGCAAAAGAAACCTTTGCAACATCATTGCTACCATCTGGAGCGGTTGCAGAATAATAAGATACCGTTCCAGTACCAACACCGACAGTATAGTAATCCCATGCAGATACTAATTCTGGCGGAACTGGATTTGAATATAAAATAAGATTTTCTGATGGAATAATCACAGATTCTCTAGGATCAAAATAATATTCAGTATCTAATTGATATTCTGTAGATGTTGTAAATCCAGTATTTACAATTAATTTTCTAGTTTTTTCCTTCAAGTTTGATCCAGCAAAGTGTGGATCACTTGTTCCATTAATTGCTCTTTGTACTTTTATTCGAGAATCATCTTGATATACGTTTAATACTTTTACAGTCTCATCTCCAATAAGATAAAGATCATTAACCGACAATGCTGGAAATACTAAGTTACCACTTACATTGAAGTAAGTTACAATACCACTTGAAGCAGAGTCTCCTACATTTGTTGATAACGTTAGGTTATTTGTAGATATTCCTACGTTGTATGATTTGGAAAACTCTGTTGATAATATGTTTAAATTTTGTATCGATACAATATCACCATTCTTTAAATTATGATCTGTTGATCCAATTCCAATAAATCTACCGTCAGATATTGATGGTACAAATTGAACAGATTTAAGTAAATCAAACTCATAAGAAACACTATCAACGGTTTTTCCTGCAAGTTCAGATATACGTGCATATGCACCAGAACCACTTGTATCAACGTTATCAAAGAAAACACTATCCGCAAGAGAATAATTATCTCCAGGAGCAACCAAATTTAACTTAGTAACTGATCCAGGCGTTACACTTCTTATTTCTGTAAACCCTTCTGCAAATTGATCTGGTTGTAAGAATCCAGAATAAGATGTTCTATTACTTAAAAGACCTAATTTACCAGTATACCTAGTCCAACCAGAATCATTTATATTAATGTAGTCTAAACTGGAGAATTGACTAAAATTAAATTCTACAGGTTTTGATTTATAACTATCTCCAATAACATATGGGAAAACTGGTTTTAAGTAACCATTTAATGGTCCACTTGCTTCTGGGGTAGAATTTATAGTAGAAAAATATGCATATACGCCATTTGGATATTCTGGAGTTTTACAATATCTACCATTGTGTATATCTAAATCACCATCTCCAACAAATTGATAATCTTCTACGAATATGCCTGCTGGGAAATCTCCAGTAGATGGTCTATTTGCTGGCAAAATCAGACTATAACCACTATTAAGTCTTTTTATTGCTCCACCTTCTTTATCGGCGTATCCGTATGGTCCATAAATTGGATGACCATCATAAGACCAACCAACAATAGGTGAGTGATATAATGTGGAATTGGTATCATTATCAATATCATCTCTATAAATTGTATTACCATCATTATCAAGAGAAGTTGAAAGTAATTTTCTTCTCAGTTCTCTACCAAGATAACCATGGGTGTATTGTAAACCAGCATCAGATGTTATTGCTGATGTAATAATACCATCGTCTGGATTAATTTTTTGTGCTTGTATAATTCTTTCAACAAGGTTTATAGACCAAGATTTTATTTTGGCAGTAAATGTTGCTCCAGAACCAGTTGGAATTACGTTTAATATCGTATCTACTTGTTTATAACCAAAACCACTTTCAATAATTTTGACTTCTGTCAATTTACCATCTTCAATTACTGGAGTCAATACTGCACCATCTCCAGAACCTAAGATTTCAATGTTTGGTGGAGAATTATACCCACTACCAACATTATTGACAATAACACCAATTATTCTACCAGCAGCGGATACAATCGGTGTTAATTGTGCATTTACTCCACTGTTAAGTTGAATATTTGGTTGTCTGTTATAATTTAAGATACTAGCATCACCATAGTTGTTGCCATTTGTCTTTAATGATATTGAGATAATTTCTCCCGTAAATATTGGACTAATTTTAGCTGCAAAATTCTGCCCCGATGTTGTTGTTACACCAATAGGAGCTTCCAGTTTTACTTCAATTGGTCTGTAGGTGATATTGTGTGTTCCAGTGCCCCCATCACCAAAATTAACAAATCTTTTATTTACATAGTTAAAATCTGATTGAAGAGTTGATCCAATACCAACAGTAATGTATTCTGCGACTTTGAATCTGTTACTATCAACAACATTAACATAATATTCTGATGTTGAATTTAAACCTACAGGAAGAGTATCATCTGTAGAAATTCTAACAATTTCCCTATCTGTATATCCATGATTTGGGTATACAATAGTATTTGAATAAATGTCTACATGGTCCTCATTAAAGTATAGTGTTTTATTTGTATATCCAGATCCACCAGAAATTACTTCTATAGATGATATTACATTTTTCTTTTCAAACGCAGAAATCTTCTGCAATCCATCTCCATATGCAGTAAAGTTGATTGTATTAACACCAACAATAGCATCATCTGCAGTGTTGTAAAGTTTAATAGTCTTACCATCCAAATCTTTAACAAAATAGATGGAGTCATTGACTAATCCACCAATTTCAGTTTGTGATTGTGAAGAGTATAAGACTTTTTCATAATCTCTAAATTTATGGAAGGTGGAGAATCCAATTGTATTATTAGAAAGATTTACATTCTCATACAAACTTCCAGCATTAAATGATACTGAATGTGTTATCTTGGATAATTTACACTTTGCTTCTGCACCAATACCATTTCCACCAGAAATAGTTACTTTTGGTTCTTCAACATAATCAAATCCCTTATCAATAATGTCGATCTTTGTAAGAGATCCTCTTACGTTACATACTCCCTCTGCCCCAGATCCAAAAATAGAACTTCCTACACCAATGTTGTCATCAATTGAGAGAACGGGTGGGTTTATAATATCATAGTTTTTATCTCCAGGAGAAGAAACTACAATCTCTTCTATTTTACCGTAATATAAAGTATCCGAAGATTTGTAATTTAATAACTCAACTCCATTAAGAAACATTCCCGTATTACCTGGAGAGGTAATGGTTTCTTCATAATTATCATATGGTATTGGGTGTGAGAATTTTCTGATTAAAGATTGGGATTTGATAATCCTGTCTTTAAATTTAAGAAGTTCAAACTTATTATTAAATACTGTTCCAAATACTCTAATAAAAATGCCACTTCTAATATTAGATCTACTTGTTGCTAATCTTATTGTAGATGCATTGGCTTTATATACAAAATACTGACCTTCTTGAATATCTAGACCAATATTATTGTTGTAGTTATAATAAATGGCATCTCCAGTAATAAAACCATTTGTACCAATATTAATATCAAATCCATCAAACTGACCACTAAAGGTCACAGATAAATCTTCAATTGTTATTGGAGTGTTATAATAATCTGGAAGAGAGTTTGAAGTAACATACCTATCATTATCTTTAATATAAACATTACTTACATTTGATGAGAATATGTTGAGTTCTGGATTATTTACAGAGTTTGCTTTTGATATACCCTTTCTAATGTTATACTTAACACTAGTTGTATTTACTTGTGTTGTTAAGTTAATATCAAATTCGTACCTATCAGAAACTGCAATAACAAAAACGTCATATTGATTTCCATCACTTCCCTTTACTGTTCCAATATCACCAAGAGTAAAAATATGTGGATCGTAAGTTCTTACTCTATACTGAGCAGCACCATTTAATTTTAATGCTACTTGTGTCAGTTGTTCTATCTCATATTCTGGTGTAGAATTAAGTACCCAAGAAGTTACATTTTGATCTTCACTATCTGAACCCAGTGAGACGATTTGAATTTGATCGCCTACTTGATAATAATATGATTTTTCTCTATCATATACCAGTTCACCCAAAACACCTGTTACTTTAACGCGAATTTCGTTACCATCGTCGTCAGTAGCATAAGCATAGTCTGGAGTTGTTATATCTGCATTTAATGGGATTGCTATTGGTGATTGTAATCCAAAAAATTGAGTCGTGTTCTTGCCACTGTATTGAATTTGATACTCTACATCATTATCATAAAATACCAATGTTCCTTCATTTTCAAAACTTAATGTTGAATCTACATCAAGATAGGTTTGTCCCGCTCCAACTGGATTGGTAATTTTAGTTTTTGGGTGTACTGAGAATACAAAGGTTTCTAGGTCTGGGTTATAATCCAGACTCATTTTATAATAAACTTCATTACTACGAAAAATTTGTTCTACATCGGTGATTGTGCCCGATGCATTTTGAATTGTAGTTGTTTCATCTTGGAAAAGAGTTCTATTTACCAGATCTTGTGGATCTCCAAGAAGTGGTTTTACAACTAGATCTCTTGTAATTCTATAATCGGCATCAGATGGTTGAATGAGGAAGTCTCTTGGTTTTACTACCTTAACATCAACTCCCCAAATCAGTCTAAACAATAGATCAAATGAAGAGTTTGCACCCTTGGATGCATAAAAATCCTTTAATCTTGCAACAGCATTTTTTTCATTAACTTCTTCATAAAACTGGACATTATCAAATCCAGGAGCATACATTCTCTTATATTTTTTATAGATTTCTGCTATAAAAAGAGAATTTAAATTAAATACAGTATCCCTAGGAGAATGTGGTTCTTTGTTTGAATCAAGAAATGTTGGAAACTTGTCAATATTGTCAACGTATGAGGTAAAACCAACAAATCCTCTCACACATCCATCAAAAGATGTTAAGGTTTTTGTATCATACCTAATAATTTCATTTCCAATTTGAACCAATCCATCTCTAGGTGGAAACCCTTCGGTGCTTGTTACCTCTATGGATTTTGTTGAATATCCAACGCTAGATGTCAATTCTGTTGAATATACAATTTCAGAAACATTATTTAATTGAGTATATTGATCAATATTATTAACAATATCTAATGGAGATCCAGGACTTTCTAAGTCTTTATAATATGCACGTAAGAATTCTACAAATTCTGGATAAGAATCTGAAACAAAATCAGGAACTTGATCTTGAACTAAGTTTTGTATTTTTACTCTATTATCCATATTTTATAACCTTACGTATTCTCCGTTTAAGTAACTAGATGATACTATATATTGAGTTCCAGAGAGGTCTATTCCAGAAGCTATAGTGTCTGCTATCATATCAACGCTAGATTTTGAAGTATCTAACTGCAGGTATAAATCCTGTAAACCAATAACATCATTTGATTGAGGTATCATTGATACTTCGACAATATTATCGCCAAGTTTTTTCTTTGAAGTGGAGATAATGTTAACTGCGTTTACACGAATCTCACCTCTCAAATAATCAATTGTACCAAAATCCTTTCTAATGATTACTGGTTCGTTTTTTGCATCTAATTTGAATAAGAAAATTGATCCAGTCTCTTGATCTGTATTTGGTAAATCACTAAAATAAACCGTACCAGTAATTCCTGATACTTGCAAACCACTGGTTTTAATATTGTATCCATTCAATGATTTAATGTGAACTCTATTTCCAAAACAAATTTCATATTCAGCAAAAATACCAGGAGGAGATACTTTCACATCTCTTCTCAAAAATATAGTAGTAATGTTTGATGTGATTGCTGCAGCAGAATCATCAATAAGTTTTAAGAACTTACTGTATTTGAATCTAGAACCATATCTATTTAACTCATCAGAAGAAGCAAATAATTCAATATTTTTCTTAACCTCTTCCTTTATTTGAGATGCGGAACCAAGATTTTGGTTGTAATAAACATTAGAATCATACTCAATATAAAGATATTTTAAATCAATAAACTCTGGTATAATTCCAGCAACAGAATATTTTCTAAGCAATGTCTTTATATTATCTTTTACAATGTTTGGAACGTAATCACCATTTTTTGGTTTGATAGATATGAATACTTTTCCATATTTTGGTGGAGTCAATTCTTCACCACCATAAACTGATACTGAATCTGTTTCTGGGTATAGAGATGGAATCAGTGCCTCATAGTCCCCTGCAGTAACTGCTCTATTTTGTGATGCATAGACTCTAGGAGCCAACTTCTTAATCGACTCTACAGATTCAATTGGGGATCCATAACCAGCAGATTCTACAACACTAACCAAAGGAGAGGTTATCTTTAATAAACTTCCATTGTTATCAACAAATCTTCCCGTAAATCTAAACTTGTCTATTCCATTCCCATTTTCTGCGTTTGTTACAACATAAGTTACGATAATAAAATTATCATTCTTAAGCTTACTACCAAATGTACCATCACCAAAAATTAATTCATATCTTTGGTCATCTATTTCATTAATGAAAAATACATCATCGGTTCTAGATACATTTGTTAAATTAGATGCCTGTCTATAGTAACGAGTAACATTACTATTCTTACTCTCTCTTACTTCAACTCTAATCAGACTTGTATCAATTCTTGGATTCTGCAATATGAATCTTTGATTCTTTTTGTTGCTATCAACAGTAAATGTATTTTGAATGTACCCACCTTCAAAAATTTCTAACTCTTCAAAAACTGCAGTAGAATTTGATACTGGAACAGTAACGTCATCTGGTATTGAATAGACGTAACTAAGTCCACCATAACTTGCTGCTGTGGTAGCAACAATGCCCTTTTTTAAGGTAACTGAGACTATATTTGCTGATAGATCAGTTAAATTTAATGCAAACTGAACTTTTGCCCTAGATGCAGTTACTGAACGAGGGAGATATCCAAGATTCCTTGCTAATGATACTACATTCTCTCTGAGAGTTGCTCCATCAAGAAACACCTCATTGGTCAACATGTTGGCATTATAAGCACTTATGTAAGTGTTATATGCTAACGTGTCTAAAAGAACAGAAAAATTTGACCCCTCAAAATCATAGTCAGTAAAGTTACCATCGGCTCTTAGGTAACTTTTAATTGACTCTTTGATTTCTGCAAAATCTAGACTTGCTACGTTGACTATTGACATTTATCGAGTTGGTAGTAATACAAATTGCAACTGTTGGGGTTGAGCGTCAATACCCACAATATAGTATTTTATAGTTACTTCCATTAGATTCTCATCTTCTTTTGGAGTAACAATAACTTCTTTTAGGTCAACTCTAGGTTCATTGTTTTTTATAACATTTATTATTTCATCTTTTAATGAACTAGCAGCAAAAAAGTCAATATTTTCAAATAATAATCTATTTACGTCACTTCCAAGACTTGGATTAAAAAATCTTTCACCACGAACAGTCAAAACTAAATTTTGAACAGAGCGTGCAATAGCATATTCATTCTTTAATATGACCAAATCTTTTGTCAAGGGGTTAGACCTTAACGAAAGACTTATATCTTTAAACCCCTTACTGACACGCTCTAAAGGCATGATATTTATCAAAAGTTTACCTTATGACTTATTTATCACAATTATTTTGAGTTATTGATGCCAACGCTCAACAAAATCATCGAATCCACCAGCACCTCCACAGGGACGTGCCATACGATCTTCTGGAACTGGGTAAAGTTCTTCTTTTCTTTTGTTACGATTGCGTTTTGATGCCATATTTAAGAGTCTATCACTATCAGTTTCAGTGATGAGGGTCATTCCCTCTTCAATAAAGTCAGTTGATTTATCAACTTCAAAGTGATTTCCCATTTTTTTGCTCCTGATTTGTTAGATCAGAACTTTTAGAGGGGTTGCTATCCCTATTCAGCGTTAATGCACCGAGGATCGCATGGATTCATACCACAATTTTCGCAAATTTTATGTTCTTTTTCTGTTTTCCAAAAATATTCGTCAGTATCGCCAAGTCTTCCCCAAGAAATTCCATTTTCAACCTGAAAAATGTGTGTAGATACCTTAAAATCAGGAGTTTTTGGAGTTTCTGGTGTAATAGAGAGGTCATACATCCTCATTCTATTGTTTGGATAGAGTCCAAACTGCCCATTTTCCAATAGAATACAATTATGTGACTTATGTTCGTCTGGTTTCTCACTAACATTAGTGTCTATAATATCTATATCTGCATGGAAGTTGTCCAAAGTAAACAGATATTGACCTTTTAAGAATCCATGGTTGCGAGTAAACACCTCAAATTGCATTGTACTGATAAATTGCTTCTGAATGCAACGTATTCCATAGTCCATACAGTTCCAGAACTGTAGGTTAGGAAGGTCCAGATCGGGGTCTGGAAGCGTCTGTGCCGAGAGAAACGCGCTGATAGGTAGTTTATCATACATGGCACCATATTCTGGTAAATATGTCTCAAAATAAAAAGCGCGTCCAGGTATGGACTTTGCCGATACCCAGACGCCCTCTACAAATTCACCAAATCCATCTTGAAAGTCTCTTAGATATTCTTTACGTACCCATACTTTTTGGGATGGAAGATTGGTGACTAATTGACTCATGTTTAACCTTTACCTTGACCGCGATAACGTTTACGCTTAGCATTCCGAGAGCTTGCGCTATATTTGGTATGCTGTCCTGCTCCTTGCCGAGTTTTTTTGGGTTTGGACTCGATGATTTTTTTATTAGTCAGAGAAGATTTGAGACGTGCCATAATTATTCAGAAGTTTCAAAAAGTGGATCGAGGTAAATGAGGGAGGGATCAATGTCCTCCCCCTCATAGTATTTTTCAGAGATTTCTTGAAGTACCTCAGAGGCATCTTCAATAGTGAGGTTCTGATATAATGCTCTGCCATTATAGCAGAGATTATAGAGTTTTTCTTTCATCAAATGATACGAATTTTTTCGTGACCAACGCGGATACGAGGATCGCACCAGGTCTCAACGCCTGCTTCTTTGGCATCAAGACAGAACGATACGTCTTCTCCGCACATATCTTGAACGTTACCAGATTCAAAGACTTGCATCTTAGGAGCGAACCAAGGATACTCAAGACGCTCAAAGACACCCTTACGAATCATAACCCAACCGAATCCAGTGTAGTCAACGGTAAAGGGTTTACGACGCTTTGCCATGGACTCTACGGTCTCATGGTTCATAACGCCGCCGTTCTTACGGAAGTCATCTTCTTCCAACCAGTGAGCAACGCTGGTAGTCATCCCATCTTCGGTGGCATACCAACCACATGCGATCTCTCGCTCGGATTGCTCGTTTCCGTCTTTGTCTGGACCAGGGACTGCGAGATCGCACAGTTGCCAGAACTTCTCAGTATTGAACACAATATCATTATCAATCCAGAGTTGATAATCGTAGTTCAGTTTACCATCCCAGGGAATCTGCTTGGGTCCGCGCAGAACATTCGCTCCAAGAACCTTGCAACGTGCAAAGTTAACCATCGACGAATAATCCTGAGAGATTTGGATACTCATACCATTTTGTACAAGGTCAAATGCCATTTGCACAAAAGATTTGAGGAATGTATAAGAGCAATTACGTCCAGGAAGACAGAACACAATGCTCTTCCCTCGCATACGTGCTTTGATTGCATCGTAATCCCACTCTTCTTTAGGTTGAGTAGGAGCAGATGCTTTTACAGTGAATCCTTTTGCCATGTGTTTAAAGTTTCTTCAGTTCAATTCTAACAGTGTATCTATATGGTGTCAATAAGAGGATTCTGCGACTGCCTTATTATCGACTGTCAGTTCCTCGTATTCATACTTAGTCTTATCCAATACTGCCCACTTCTGTTTGAATTCCTCCTCTGTAAGTACGGATTCAACACATTGGTTCTCTTTTGAGTATATGTGATAGATCTTCGAGTATGTCATACTGTCTAATTCGCTACAGAATTATATATCCCTATAATGAGAATACCCAGTACGGCAAATACGACCTTAGGGTGTCGAGCAATCCAATAAGTGAGGATAACTCTCCACATGTTCCAATAGGGTGGTCGTCGGCGCATCACGGAGAATTCTCATTGACCTTATTATACCAGAGGATCTACCTTTTGTGGGGTGTTTGAGGCAACATGGGGTGTGTTGATAACATTCGGAGATTGTGTTATATCTCCCGCAATACAAATTCTATAATCATCTGAGGTATACCCTGGCATAACCATATGATCCATCATCCCAGGAAAAAGCAAGAGCGTTCCCTCAGAACTCTTGTCGAGTTTTACATTATACGTCTGAATTAATCCAAGAAGATCAGAGTAAAATAAAATAAAGTCTGTGGCAGATGGATGGCGAGCATGACAGTTCCCACTCTGCTCCTCTCTCCAATCTGTGGGGATATTCATCCAAATTACAAAAGAAAGCACCGATTTATGTTTGTGTGGCTCTACATAATCCCCTGGATGATTTACCCTCACCCATAACCTGCTAATCTCTAGCGAATGCTCATGGGTCGTGTGCGGCTCGCCAGGGTAGTAAAAATCCGTAAAGTATTTGTTCACATACGGCACCATAAACGCCGCCAACTTACCCTCATCATCCCGTATAGGAAATTGGTTATACTCTAAATCTACCTCGGGAAAATTCGGAGGCAACACGGAATCAATTATAGAATTCAGATACTCTCGGATATTATCATCAATCTCACCTTTTATGACACCAAGGTTTGGGAACTCTAAATGATCCACGGAAATTTTTTATAGTAACCTTATTATAACACCTTATGAGGCAAAAAATTTTTGGCGAATTTTTTTTAATGAACTCGAAATCACTCACTCGAATTGTCACCTCTGTAGGTTAGGGTAGTGATCGATTTTATATACGGGGGGGCGCAGGGGCGCACATTAGTATATCTTATCAATGGAATCAACTGCCATAACGACTGCTGATCAATCGATGTGTGCCGCACGAATAACTGGCACACACCCCCAAACCCCTTGCGCCGCAACGGATCTCAGCGACTGTGCCAATCCACGAACTGCCATTTTCCAGTTACAACCGTTTACAATCCAGTTTGCGAACTGTCCACTCTGAAATGCTGACGAAAACTGACATAAAACGTCACACTACAGGGCACAAAAAAAGCGACCCATAAGGGTCGCTGATCAGTCCCGTTTTTGTGCAGAATCTAAAGATTCTCTCCCTATTTGCCTCTCAATCCACCAGACCTTTGTTAATCCGCCTGTAGGCGACCCAGGTGATCGCTTGCATTTGAGAGGGCGAGACTGCGCTCTCACCGCGTTCTAGGCGCACTGCAGTGGCAATCGCTGCCGCTTCCCTGTAGGCGTCCTGAATGCCTGCGAACGCCTTAGGCGTCATGCTCGGAACGTCTTTCAGACCGCTTACGGTCCCGTTCCAAACGTTGTAGGCGTGCCCATCGATCACGGGCGCGTTGCAGTTGCCATCGGTGGCAATGTTTTCAAAAAACGCTGTAACTTTCTGCCCTTTTAAGATAACTTTAATTTGATCGTAATTTGCACGCAATTCGAGAATCGCAATCGCCTTTGCTTTGTTACCTTTAAAGGTGCAGACTTTAATCTCCTCAGGATCGATTCCCGTTGCGATTGCGCGGGCAAGCGATTCCGCGTCTTGAATGTTTCTATCCCACTTGTTATTTGGCGACAGTGCAGCGATTGCGCCTGCGATCTGATCAGTGGAGAATCCGTATTTGTTACCTAAAGTGACGCAAATACTGTGGGCATTGTTGTACCAAGACGCGCCAACTTGCTGGTCAAGAATACTGGCGCGGAAGAACATTGCCAGAATCGAGTCAACATGGTTTGCCATGATCGGTTGCAGCGGAAGGGATCTGAGAGGGACTGGCGACGCGGTTGCCTCGCTTGTGCCAATACTGCCCGATCTGAACCGACCGCGCAACCCCCCAAAACGAAAGAAAACCTGAATCTCCTAAGTCTCGTGAGATTCGGGTTGGAAATGTAATTTAGGCAACACTAAAAGTATTTTTTCAATCCGCTTGACTTTTAGGGCAACCGTGATAGGCGACGCTAATCACTAGTTGAGAATCAGTTGCAACAACTAGTTGAGAATCAAGAAGGTGGGGTTTGTTGAGAATCAATGGGGCGGGTTTATTGAGAATCAATAACGAATTGAGATTGAGAATCAATAAAACCCTTGTTGAGAATGAGAATCAGTTGCAGAACACCCACCACAGACACTTGCAACTGATTCTCAATAGCATCAATCGATTGACCAATGGGGATCGCTTGACGGATTGACCCAAAAATGGTAACGATTGTTTGCAGATCTTAGGAACATTTTGTCCCCCTTAACCTGCTCTACGACACAGACAGGATCCTGTGACATTAAGTTACAGAACCGATTCTTCGCTTTAGAACTGATGGGAGATGCAAGAACTACCGTCATGATTCTGAGGAGAATTACTACGCGAATTGTAGGGGATTTGGTGTGAGAAATCCAGAAGAATAAGGATCACTGATCTAGTATATGATACGAGATTAATGATCCTTATATAATCGCGTGCGTCTAGTCGAGATTATGTGACGCACGTCTCGTCGAGATTTGACGAGACGCACATCTAGTCGAGATCAGACAGCGACTTTCTGGAGGGTTTCCGACTTAATCTGCTGGTTCATGAACTGACCTTTGCTGACGGCAGCATTGAAGGCGACCACGAAGGCATCGCGGTCAGCGACAGTGTAGGTGTACTGACGACCACCAGTGAAGGTGACGAGCACGTTACCGTCGTCGGTGGTGCTGATTGCTTCGATTGCGGAAGAAGTAAAAGCGTTGATCATGATAAAAAAAAGCGATTTGACGTTGATGTGTTTTGAGCGGGATGCATCACCCCCGCTGATGTCCTAATTATAGAGCATCAACCCCATTGGCAACCAGGGTATGTGACACTTTTCTGACTGACCACTAGGAGCAGGTGATCACGGGCGATCTTTTCTGCCTCTGCAGTCTCATCGGTGCGGT